CTCTGAATCTCCTACTGCAATATGCCAATCAAGTGGCATACTAATCTCTTTGCCGTTAATCTCCATAACAATAGCCGGCGAACTAAAACTTTCTAAAAATATTAGAGGTATAAAAAAGAAATCAGGATTTTGAGGATCGCTGTTATCTAATACACTGAATCTAATATCTTCTTCAATCTGTTCTGGCAGGTTGTTAAGTGAAAAGGCTTTGTTATCTAACGTTAATATATTCATTTTTTTCCTTTATTTTTGCCAATCTATTTTTTCAATAGTGAATGGATATTCTGCTTCTTTGTAAAACTTTTTACGTGATGTTAAATGTCTCTTTGCATATTTGCATGTAGACGTAACGTCCCATATCTGTACAAAGTCCTTATCTTGTGCCTTTCTTATGCCTCTGCCAATTGATTGAATTACTCGGACAAAACTCTTGCCTGGCTCGAGTAAAATTAAATTAAAGATACGCGGTATGTTAATACCAACAGCCGCAACTCCATATGTTGCAATAATAACTTTGTTTGTACCTTCTTTAATTTCATCATATGCATCTTTTCTATCTGCAAGTTTAACATCGCCTTTGACGAACACTGCATCTGGAACGAGATCCAATAGTTTTTCTCCTGCTGATATCCTATCAACAAGTATTAGTGTATTACCTGATTGTGAAACAGATTTTACTAACTTACCAATATATTCTAAACGACTTTCGTTTGTTGTTAGATACTTCAGTTCACTTTGATAATCTCTGTGTACTTGTGTGTCAATCATTTGTAATATGTTAACATGACACTTACTCAATACACCTTTGTCTTGTAATTCTTTTGCACTGATGTTTCCTATTACAGGACCTAAACTTGCAAGTATGCTTTGAAACTCAAATTGTTCCTTAGGTATAGTTCCTGTTAGTCCCCAACGTATAGGTGCATTCTTTAAATTTTGTGTTAGTAGTTTCTTAAGTACATCTGCTTTTGCTTGGTGTACTTCGTCAATGATAATAGTTTTTACGTCATCTAAAAACTCTGCAAGACTTAAAACACTTTGTCCGTCTTTGTTACGTTTGTCAAGTATGTTTAAACTTTGCCAAGTACAAATAGTATGTGTTCTACCTAATTCTTTTCTATCACCAAAGTATACACCTACATCAAGTCCACAGTTAACATAGTCTTCTTCTGTTTGTGTAACAAGTGATTTGTTAGGAACAATAACCAACGTCCGACCAAGTTTCTCTGTAATGTGTGATAGACATGCAGTAATGATTGTCTTACCTGCACCAGTTGCAACTTCTTGTAATGCTTGTGGATTCTCTAAGAAGTTATTAATTGTTTCTACCTGATAGTCACGTAATACAATAGGCTGTCCTTCAAGTTGATGTCCTTTAGGCCAACTACGTGCCGCGAAATAGTTTTCATCAATCTTACTAAATTTTAAATTGTGTGTTTCTCTGTTGTCTACAATCTCTGCAACTTCAACACCTTGCTCATTCAATACCTTTAACACAACATCAAGATGATTAATGTAACCACTACCACCTAAACCAAAGAAGCCTACAGTGCCGTCCCATCTACCAAGTTTGTACTGTGGCAAGTAACGTGCATACGGAACTTGAAACTTTAGTTTGTTTGCAATCTTTCTACGAACGTCAACAGATAAGTTTTCAACCTTAAAGTTTACTTCGTCATGTATTACTATTCTGCAACTGCTCATATGGCTTGTATTCCTGTCGTGTATGTGTTATCTTTGTGCCTTGTGTATCTTGAGATAATGCTATCTTCTGCTGTCCAAAATATTTTCAAATCAAATCTTTCTACGTATTCTCTTGCAACATTGTGAGATCCTCTTGAATTGCCAAGCACAAGTACACTTACTGGATCAAAGTCAGACTTTAAAATAGGTTTTGTTATTTTCTTTCGATTAGCAACAACAAGTCTTGTTGAATTGCTTATACTATTATTTAATGCCTTGTCCCTGACGAATTGGTTAAATTCACCATTGTTCTTATTGTCCAATCTAAACATAACGGATATATCTTGATTATGTAAGAAACCTTTAGTTGCATGATATAACATGCTTAATTGATCTGTTGCTGATTCAGGCTCCAACAATACAATACAAGGGAACCTGTTTAGTTCGTGTAGGCTTTCAAGCACATGATCCAATGACCATTCATTTGAATTAACAACAACTGAACTATTCTTTCTTTCTAAAATTTTGTGTGTAAGTGTTGAAACTTGTGGACACGAAAAGTCTGGAAAATGATGTAAGCCATACAAGTAACGCTTGTCCCAAAGTTCAAGCATATTCTCATCTGGATTAGGATATCTATCAGATAACTTTTGAATTAATATTTCATTCATGTTCTTAAATTGATTCTCATATATGCCTGGAACAATATTATCCTTGTTCATATCAAACTGTACAAGTTCGTCATAGTATTCTTGTACGTCCTTATCAATTTCAAAATCTTCTTTAAATTTATATGCAACAGTGCATACTTTGTAAATGTTTTGTTCGTTTGCTTCAAAGTGATGTGTATGCTTTTCGTAGTAGTACGTGTCGTCATTATCCTTTTTTAGATCTTGTACGTGTTCAATTACATCATTACTAAAAGGAAATCTTATGCTTACATAATCTAACTTATTCTTTTGTGTAAACTTAACCCAATGACTTTTGTCTACTTGTCTGTAAGGTTCTCTAATACTGTCTACGTGTTTGGTAACATCAATATTTTGATTAGCAAACTGCTCTGTGTAATATTCAAGAATTAACTTTTTAACAAGTTCGTGTTGCTTTTCGGTTAATGCAGATCCTTTGAATACCTGACGTGCAATGCTTGATAAGACTTTTGAGTTGTCAGGATGTAATTGAAAGCATTTATCTTTCCAATGCTTACCCGGCAAGACTGTTAATCCTGCAAGTGCTTCTAATAAATCTTCAACTTTGTATTCGTGGTTCATCTGTGATTCCTATACTATAAAACTTATTATACAGGATTATAGTAAAGAAGTCAAGTGTTTTATTGGGGTTCCTTGAGATATTTCCGGCACACTCCATTCCGTGTATGCCAAATTGTTAAGCCATTGTTCTCTATCAGGCATTAACGGATTGTTAATGTTGGTCAAACTTTTCATGCTCATGTCCCATGCAAGACTGCTTTGACCCGTGAATACAGGAATACCATTCATGACTGCCTGTGTTGCAGGATTGCTTGACCAATTTATTAAAGCATATACATCTTCAAACTGTAAGTCAAAATCATCATAGGTGCCTGGTATTTGTTTTGGTGTTTGTACTTCTATGCCTGGTATTTTAATTTTGCAACGTGGGTGAGGTCGAACAACTATTTCTCTGTCCGTCCACATCTGAACGCCTCGTATCATGTCAGACACGAACTGTTGTATTGGTGGCATGCCTTCCCATTGTTGGCTCTTGTCATGCTGAGTACAAATTACAATCTTACTGCCGTCAGTGTTCCAAGGTTTAAGTTTTAGTCCTAACTGTTCAGCACGATCACTTTTGTTATTACCATCTGGAAATACAGCATCTCCGTTTATACCATCAATACCAACCTTCCAAGTAGTGCCTCTAAACAATGCTCCTACTTCAAGTACAATAACTTTTTTATTTTGTTTTTTAAAATGATCCCAAACGTTTTTGTTTGCTGACATTCTGCCATGCCATAACACACTCCATATAACGGCAACGTCTGCATCTAAGTTGTTATATGTAACTTCGTGTCCTAATGTGCTTACACCTTGTGCGAATGCTTCAAAGACAGGCTTTGAATTTAATGCACCATTGTGTGTAAACAGACTAAACTTCACCTTGCATCTTTCCAGTATTCTTCGTGACGCTTTCTAAATAAATCTTGAAGTTTACTTTTGCCTACTTCTTTACGAGCACCTTTGAGATGATCAAAGTATGCACCAAGTTCTGTGTTAATCAAAGGATGTCCTTCACCTTTAACAAGATGTCCACTAAGGTCTGTGATGTTAGGGTGTTGTAATCTAATCTTCTTTAACACTTCATCAAATACATAACTGTCATGCCATTCTTCCATTTTGAAAATGCCGTTGTCTGCATCTTCATAGACACGTTCAAACTCTTTAAGAAAATCAATAGCACCTTGTTGTTTGATATACAATGCATAAAATCCACACTCAGGCCATTTTCTACCACGTCCTAAATATGCTAACCAGTTTTGTTCTGGAAAGAAACTTACAAGTCTATCTTGTGTAATAGGACTATGACAAACTGTATCTCCGTCAATCCATATTACTAAATCGTATTCCGTTTTGGTACATGCGTCATATACTGCATACACTTTGTTTGCAAATCTAATAGCGTCCCACTTAAACTTCTTGTGCCAATCACGTAGACGTCTTGCTTTTATCTCTGGTGGACATATACCGTTTGCTTTAGGTTCGTCTTTCCACTTTGCCTTAAACGCATTTAACTTTGGTAACACTGCTTTAGCATCTACAATCTGTATTCTTGTAGGTTGAGGATTAGTAGGTGTACAATCTTCTGTGTACACAATTAGATCAATCTGTTCGTCTACGTTTTGTGCAAACGTATCGATCATACGTTGACCGTACTGTTCTAATCCTGCTTGATGAAATGTTGTTAGTGCAAGTACCTTCATGTGTACTGCCTCATGTGTCTCCAACAACTACCGTCCTTTAGTTCTTGTAGTGTCCAGTGACATTGTGCAAGTTTTTCAAGCCATGGACCTCTATCAAATTCATCTGGTGTTGCAAGATTTTTGAAATTATAATTAGCGACATCTTTTGCTTGACTACGTCCTGCATCTGTTAAGAAGATAGGAACACCTTCAATAGCGGCAATGATTGTTGGACTACTGTTATGTCCAACACACAGTCTTGCACCTTTCAAGTCTTCGAATATACTTTTGGTTCTACTAACAGTAACGTTCAAATCTCTTATCTGTGGCTCGTATGTATCTTTGTGTTTGTCGCCTGGATGAAAACGCACAACAATAGGTGCGTCAATGTTTTGTCTAATCTTTTCTACAGTTGCACGTAACCATTGCAGTACATTTTGTCCTTGCATACTCCAACCGCCATTTCTTTGACAAGCAATTAAAATATGTCCTTCATTTTGTATACGCCAAGGTTTTACATCAATGTTTAATGCATTTTTCATTTTCTGCCAACGCAGTTTATCAACATTCTCTGGACCGTTACAATATTCACCTGTGTTAGCAAAGATACCATCGTAACTATAACGCAAATAAGTTTTGCTGTTGTTTTTATCAAACGCAAGAAATAAATTACTGTCAACAATAATACAACGTTTGCCACGTCTTAATTGATTATCATAAACTTGTCTACGTAATTTTAAGTGTGGTGTGCTTTTACTGTTAGCATGAACAAAGCCTTGTATAACTGCAACGTCTGTGTCCATAGGATGATATGTGTTAATAATTAGTCCTCGGTCACCAATAAGATTTACACCTTCAATAAAATTTTTAAGCAGTGCTGGCTTTTCCGGATTTGAATTTCCTGGCGGAATTACTTTCATGTATGATGCTACTGTTAACACAATCCGTACTCCTCTATAATTGCTAATGCCGTTCCGTCTTCTAACTCCCTTGTGTTAAAATTACAGTATGCTAACCAGTTTTGCCAAGCAACAACTTTGTCAGGATCTGGTCTATATGGATTTTCAATGTCTGAAATATTTTTTGTACACAATGCATCAGCGGCGCCTGGTGCTGTAGCAATAGCAGGTATTCCTGAACTAATTGCTTCTGTTGCCGCAATACTATTGTAAGTTACAAGTGCATAAATTTTTTCACGATCAATTTGAGCAGGCACACTATTATCACCTACACGTAATACTCTTCCTACTTTATCACGTACAATAATTTCTCTGTCTGTATGTTTTTTTAATTCTGCCATAGTTTCAGTTAACCATTGATCTCTGGTTATACCATAATACATACAAGGTTTTTCTGATGGCGTTACAACAAGAATAGGACCATTATGATTTTTCCAACCTCTAAATCTTAACTTGTCAATTGCTCCTGGCAATCTAATAAATCTATCTTTTGGCAAGTCCCACCTTGGACTAAAATGCTGTACATCATTCTTTACAACTCTATGCCAGTCTTTGCGTTTCTGTAAGTTGCCCATATACCCAGTGTCAATATAATAGAAAGTTCTGTTTTGTTCTGTAGCCACTTTCATAACTTTACGCTCAGTAAGACCTCTTACTATAACAGGAGTATGTGGATGATCTGTATCTTTTTGTAATTCTTTTAAACTTGTAGGTATAGTTTTTTCAAAACAATTTGTTAATAGTTTAGAAATAGCATCACTACTATCTGCTACAAAACATTCGGGGTATTTTTTATACATTTGTATACATCATGTCTGTTAAAAACTTTTTCCAAACACCGTGGTATGAACAATGTCTGTAATTCTCAAACCAAGGACCGCCTTCTGTATAGTGCAGTGCCTTTGGGGTTCCGTCTTCAGGTTCTTGGTACCAATCAACAAGCCAGTTCCATTCGTGACTGATTTGTCCTACTTCCTCGTCCTTGAGCCAACTAAATCTGTGAAAGTATTTTCCATCGAAGTTAGGATTGTTTACACTGTCAATTGTTACTGCTTGGTTACTTGGATGTCCGCAGTTCCATAACACAACACTTGACCAGTTCTTACGTGGATATTGTGTTTGTACTTGTCCGTCCATCTTTGTTCCAGGCTTAGGTGTGTAATCATGTTGGGCACACATAACAGCATACTTGTCGTCTGCAAGATCAAATAAATTTTTTACATTCTCTGTAAACACAATGTCGCTGTCAATAAACAATGCCCAGCCTTCGTAATTCATTAAGTGTGGAATAAGAAAACGTGTAAACGTAAATTCTGTACTTGCAAGTTTATCCTCGCCTCTCCAATACAACTTATCATTTCTTAATTCGTTTTGTTTCAACGGAATCACTTCTGCTGTTGGGCATTGTGATTCAATGCTGTGCTTACAAACTTGATAAGCAATATCTTCTCTTGTATCGTAACCTACAAAAATTTTCATTTTACCTTCTTTCTATGTCTTCTTCAATACACTTGTCGCCAAACTGTACTTCTAATATATGACAGTGTTCTTCTGTATTGTTGATTCCTTTGTGCCAAACATTTTTATCTATTGTGTATGAACGGTTAGCATCTAATTCTCTTGACTCTAATCTGCTTTCCCATTCTGTTTCAATAACACACTTACCTTTCAACACATACCAGTTCTCACTGCGATGTTTATGTCGTTGCATTGACAAACTATTGCCAGGCTCTATTACAAGTTCTTTAACCTTATAACCTTGCTGTTCATCAAGCACTCTATACCAACCCCAACTACGTTTCGTCTTTGGGTATTTGTAATTCTCTAAAATCCAACTACTTGAATTTATCTTGTCTGTGCCACCTACTCCGTATACAAATTCTATTTTGTCACCATACGTATCATACTCGGGTACGTTACCATCAACCCTGTCACCACCGTTAGCAAATACATACTCTCCTACAGTAGTAGCCATCAGTTTGAAGATTGCCCCACATGCTGTACCATCGCTGTCATCAAAACTTAATACGTTGTCAACACATTCAAGTTCACGTATGATAGCAAGGCGTTCTGCAAATGGCATGAAAGGTTGACCCTTCTTTGCTGTCAACCACTCATCACTGTTTAGTCCAACAACCAGTTTGTCACCAAGTTTCTTTGCCGCTTTAAAGTACGCCAAATGACCTGAGTGTAGTGGATCAAAGCCACCTGTAACTAACACATACTTCATAAATGTATTTAATTTAGTGCCAGATAACATTGTTTATTCCTGGTTGCTCAATAAGTAATTACATGGACACATTGAATTTATTTGTTAATAGTATCAGCAGAGTTACGTTTTCAAAACACAAAGATATCAAAAAATTATTTGGTAGAGTTGTTGAAGACTACCAAAAGCAAACCAACAATGTTAATATACAGCATATTAATACTTGGCAAAGCAAGGATAACTTTCACACTAATAACGCCTTCAAACACATCAGCGAAAGTGATGATGTTAAGGGTTTTGTTAAGTCTATTACTGAAAAATTTGAAGTTAAACAAGGACAGCATATTGCTATCACCAGAGCACACATTCAAACAGTATTGCCAGGTGGTTGCTTAACTAAAACAAAAAACACAAATAGTTTTTATTCAGGTATGTACTTTGTAACCAGCGATCCAAAAAGTGGCGGACTTGTAATTGACAATCCTGTAAGTGAATATTACTTCAGTAAGATTCCAGTTGAAAATAAAAACGCATACAATAGTTGGCAAACGTATTTGCCAATGCCAGAAGGCGAGATGTATTTTATTCCAGGATATTTAGATGTTAGTACTACACCTAACTTGAGTAAAACTAATTTGGATATTATTACTTTTGATCTCGAAATAATCAAAAAATGACAAACGAAGAAGTTCTAACACTAATCGAGAACTCAAATCAAAATAAGTTTAGCAATGTATTATTGTTACCCTTAGGAGATGATGTGTTAGACAAGCATATAGAACAATGGTTATTGGAACGTGTAAACGTGGTTAAAATGCCCGTGTATACCACTGAATCATTAGAGTATGCTGTTGCCCGTGTAGACTATGCTTTGTGTACTGTAGGGCCCTTAAAATGCGTCTTAGACGCCAGTATACCTATGTTTATCAACATGCATGATACTGAGTTTGACATAGTAAATAAAGATAATAGATTTGTGTTTGATCCATTTAGAAATGAAGACAAGACCAAAATTGATTACACATCTGTATTAGATTTAGCAACCAAATGTATAAAGAAAGACTTGGATAAACACTGGATACCATATTATGAAATGTAGTGCATTTTGGAATCACACCAATATAAGAAGTGGCAATAGAGTCTATCCTTGTTGTAGATTCAAACGTTCTATTGCTACATTTGATGGCGACATTGACAACGTATTACATAGTACAGCCTATCAAGATCTACGTGAACAAAGTGCTAAAGGCGAATTTATTAAAGGCTGTGAAAAGTGTTTCTATGAAGAAAAGATAGGGCACAAAAGTTTACGTGAAGAATTTAATGAAAAATATTCAATGGATAAAGTTGAACTAAAGTTTCTTGAAATTGGGTTTGACAACTTGTGTAATTTAACTTGTGATGGTTGTAATTCAGAGTTTAGTACAAGTTGGATTGTAAAAGAAAAAGAAATTTACGGAGCACCTAAACACAAGTTAATGGAGATTGATGACGTTACAAACGTACCAGACTCGCTTGAAAAGATATTGTTTCTTGGAGGCGAACCGTTAATTACTAATAGGCATTTGAAACTGTTACGTCAAGTAAAAAACAAAAGCCATGTTGAAATCATATACAACACCAATGGAACGTTTATACCTAATGATGAAGTTGTTGAAGAACTAAGGCACTATAAGAAAGTAACTTTTATCTTAAGCATTGATGGTATAGGTGAACTTGGAGAACGTGTACGTGGCGGAACTAAATGGCCTGACGTTGTTAAATTTATTGATTGGGTTCACGACAATATGTACACATTAGAATTTAATTCTGTGCTACACAAAAACAACTACATGGGTCTAAAAGACTTACATGACTTCTGTACAAGATTTACAAACACACGTTGGTACATTAACGTACTAACATTCCCTTTTGATTTAGATATCAATGTCCTTGATGCTGATGCTAAGAATAGTATTATTGGTGATGCACGAAGATTAAACTTACCTAACAAAGATTTTATTATTAATCATTTACAAAAGAATTAATCTTATGTAATAATTCAACAGGCTGTTTTTGTTGAAACAAATTAAGATAATGTTCTCTATTATATTCTAATATAGTTGTAAGTTCGTTGTACATGTCTTGTAGTTCATGTATATTATAACTGTTTAGTTTATCAACTTCACCCATTGCCATTGCAAGTCTTGTTGAAGGATCTTCTTCGTTGTCATATGATTCATCTATAATTTGACTAAAGGTCATAAAGCCAAGTTCACGCAATAGTGCTAACGTTCCTTTCAAACCAACAACAATAAACGGGTGCTTATACAAGAAACACTTCAATGCTTTTTCTGTAAATGCTTGTCTATTATTATCCCAAAAGTCTCCTTCAGTAACAATACTAAAATAACTTTCTTTGTAATAATCATCTGCACTTGGCAAACTTCTTGACATTGATTTATATGTAACTTCGTTCAAGTCTAACTCTACAGGCAAGTTGTCTTGTAATAATGTTACAAATTCTTTTGGCAAATTAGTATCTAATAAACTTTTGTCAAGATACTTTCTATGTTCTTGTTGTGTGCTATTGCCGTTGAATACATGTTCGTATGCACCAAGTGGACAACTTAGGTATGTATGTTTAGCAATATCATTCTTTAACAAATGATGTGTTACTTGTAGTCTATGCATACGTTCTTGCCTATTCAAACACAAGAACTTTTTCTTACGTAAGTTACTGTTACCATTCCAGTCTTTGTTAAGATGATTGCGTATATCAATGCCGTCATATCTATCAAGATGTAATTGTACATTAAAATATATTTTGTTCTTTGTGTTAAGAAGTTTGTTGTTTGTTAGTATTACCCAGTCAACAATATAAGGATTGTCCTGTACAGTTTTTTCTACCAACGCAAGAAATGCATCGTCTGTAAGCCCCTCGTATGAGTCATCGATAACAAGAAAGGTCGGTATTTTATACGTTTTAAAAAAGTTAGTAAATGTTTCAAATGTGTAATCATTGTCTCCTACATATTCAAAGAATACTACAAGTTTATCTTGATTCTCAAGTACCTTATCATTATGTCCTTCAAATTCAATAATACCTTCGAAGTTCTCGATAAACGTACCAAGGCTTCTGGAATTACTATCCATTGTTATTAAAGGTATTTTCTTCATAGTAATTTTACATTCTTAACCACTGCTTCGTCTTGTGGTTTTAGTTTTGGATTAGCAGGACACATTGCACAAATGCTGTGTGGTTTGAAAATGTTTTTAACAAATTCTTCAAGTTCACTTTCTTGTACATCAATGTTAAGTCCTTCGTAATCTACATATGGTTTCCAATCAACATCATCTATTTGTCCTGCTTTGCTCAAGTATGTACGCACCATACTAATAGGAGGACACTTGTATAACTGTCCTTTGTATATTATAGGATATATGTTTACACCACATGCTTTATAACTTGCTTCAGGATCTTTGTCAGTCCAAGGCTTTAGTTTGCCGTTGATCGTTTGTCTATAATCATACCAGCCACCTTCTGTAGGATCAGTAACTTCTACTTCAACATCATCTTGCTTGTGTGCAATATCACTAACCATACTCCAGTTGCCTTTGCTGTAAAAAGCATTCCATAAATTAGTTTCAATAAGTTCTCTAACCTTAGGATTTTTATTATGTAAACTACAACTAATTTTTGCTCTGCCTATTTTCTTAAGGACCTTTAGTATGTCTGGACGCTTAGGTAATAAGAATCCGTTAGTATAAACTTCTATAACTGCATGATCAAATATGCGTCTTGCTTCTTTTAGTATATCGTATATGCGTGGGTGTAACAAAGGTTCACCACCAATGATAGTAACATGGTCTGGGTCAAGTCTTTTACCCCATGCTTCCATGTTCTTAATAATGTCTTCAAATGATTCTACGAAAGGTAAGTTGTGATCAATAAACCTATCGCAACCTGGACACGCCAGATCACAACTTGTCGTAATCATGTATTCAAGATTTGGTATATGATAACCGCGTTTACTCAAAGTAACTTTCCAATGTGCCTTTACGTTTCGTATCTAAAGTAACACAATGGAAGCCACCACTCAATGTACGTGCTTGACGCATAGGTAATGCTATACTTTCAATTCCCCATTTATCTAATTCTTTACGCAGGTCTTCTTGATTCTCATCACAAATTACAAGTTTTTCATTAACACTCATAAAGTTCAAACCAATATATTTACTGCATGGCGAAACGTTGTTAGGCAAGTTAGTGCCGATGTCATGCACCTTATCACCTGGGAAGAAAATCTTATCCCAGTTTTTAAAGATAGGTGGATACCAGTCAGGATTAATTCTATCTCCGTTAAACAACACAAGTCCAGGACGTAATGGAATTACTGTACTGTCAAAGTGTGAATAACTATAAAATTTTTCAGCAAGATGAATTTTATATCCTAAAGGTTCAAGGATAGTTTTTAACCACTGTCCTCCTAATAGTGTACCACTGTTGCTAACTTGATAGATTAAATCCTTACCAAGTCTTACTACGTTGGGTGCATCAAATACAATTTCTTTGTTAACAAGTGTAGGAATACTTAGGTCCTCAAGTTGATAACTTTCATCAAGCAGTCTTGGACGAGGCGCACTAATCCATTGTGAACCGCCTGCCATTGCTTCATATAAAAATTCTCTGTATGCTGTTGTTTCGTATTGTCTTGCTCTCATTGCACCTGGACAATCAATAATAAGATTGTTAAGTGGCAATAATAAATCTCGTGGACAGTATGTGTACCAACCTGTAGTTTTCCAATCTGGAGAACCAAATTCTACGCTGTGATCAATTGACTCTGGACGTCTAACTTTAACTCCAAGGTTAGTTAAAAGTTTGGCAAGGCCATCAAGGTCCTCATTTGCTTCGTCAATTACCCACTCAGGACTTGGTCCTTCTAAGTCTTTGATGTGTTCATATTTGCAATCTGCAAATCCAAAACTGTGCGTTGATTTATCTACTGTTGGTATTCTTGCATGATCGGCGATACCCACAAAACATTCTTCTAATGGATCCCAATCATTGTGACTGCTTACTACTGTCATATTAATCTCCTTGGTTAGTATTCATATTTAAATGGCTGATATGAGATTAAGTGCCAGAACTGGTATTGACTATTTCGCCTATTAGTTCGCTAATACACACTCTATTGACGTCACTGCCTCGGTTCCAATCTTTCCATTTGTCGTCTCCGATGCCAAACATAATGCAGTCTGTGGGTAGTAAGTTCTTATCTTCTATTGCTTGATTGTAAGCAGTTGCATACTGTTGCCAGTTCCAATCTACTGGAAAGTTTTGTATTAAACTATTTGCAATGCTTATGTCAATTCTGTTATTCATTTCTACAGAATTAAACACATCAATGCCGTCATCTGTATCTACACGTTCACAACGTACACCTACACGTAAAAATTCTGCGCCATAAAATGCTTTACTAATACTAAACGTAATAGTTTCTACGCATTTCCATTGTGCTAAATCTACGTTAATATTCTTTGTACAAGGATAATATGCAAAGTCAAGTAGCACAGGAATTTCTAAACTATTACAAATATCTAAGTAATATTCAAGGTCAACATGCTGTCTACCATAGTCGCTGAAAGGTACACTTGTGATTAACACATCGTCGTGTTCAAGTGGTTCGTCTTCGATGTATTCCCAATCACACCCATGTTTCAAACATGCACTGTGATACATAAATTCACCTTTGTGAAATCTAAAACGTTTGTTTTTGTGTCTAAAATAAAAATGATCAAAGGCTTGTACAGTACCGCAAACTAATTTTTGGCTTGGAAATAAATCAAGTCCTATTAGTTTATTATTACCACTTGCACTAATCCAATCCATAAATGTTTTAATAAACGTAGATGGTAATTCTTCGTTATACAAATCATTTACAGGATTTAATTCTGTAATAAACTTTTTAATTTTGTTGTCTGTTACAGGTTTAGCGCCTCTTAAATTCATTCTTTACTCCAGTTACTTGCATAGTGTACTTAGGTCTCATTCCGCTATTAGCACTTAAATGCGGCTCATCTTTTTGAATGATAATTGCATCACCACGTTTCCATTTAGTGATAGGTGTATTGTTTATTTCAAAATAATGTCCACTCTGCCAGTCTTCTAAAAATATATTAATACGACAACATTCGTCAGGATCAACTCCGTAGTTTTTTGATATCATATAAAACGTATCAACGTGTTCTGGTAATACTTGTCCTGGTGCTTGTTGCATTACTGCGACAGTACATCTGTCAAATAACGACTTACCAAAATTAATAAAATCTTCATTATCTGGAAATGCTTGTTTGTACTGTGTGTTGTCTTTTGTATAACCTGCAAGATGATATTTTTTATTTTGTGATTCAAATGCAGTTGCTCTGCCTTGATCACTTACGTTATCTTTATCATCATAAAGAAGTTTTTTGTAATTAAGTTCTGGTATATCTAATGTTATTTGGTCCATGGTTTGTCGTATGCTACTTTCTCTTTGTCATCAAACCAATACAAACTTCTGTGTGGAGGATGTTTAGAGTCATGCTCTGCGTTACTAACATAATAGAACAAACGCAATGCTTTTCTACTTGTACCTTCTGGGTTTGTCATTGGCTCAGGGTAACCGTGAAATGCAAAGTTATCATAACTCCATATAACGGCATTACCTGCACCTACAGGAACTTTGCTATGTACAGTTTCTCTTTTTCTATCATAAAACTGTAACTGTCCACCCCAATCTTGATCCCAATCTTCATTAAGATAGATTACTAAACTTACCATGCGGTGTAATCTAAGTTGTTCATTCCAATTGAAATCGCTGTGTACTTTTAAACTATCACCTGTTAATGACTTACAATATCCTGCACCTATAAGATGAGGATCAGGTATTAGATCAACTGTGTCAGTAACGTCTTGTAACCATTTGATAAACTTTCCACTGTGTAATGCATGTATAACTGCATCTTGTACAGGCGTCTTATCAACGTTATTATATTCATACATACATGAACCTGCTCTTGTAAAATGCTTACAGTCTTCAAGTGGAACTTCTTCCAACTCTTTAGCCATTGCTTTTACAAGTTCGTTTGGAACAAGGTTGTCAATAGTTAATAAACTATAACTTGGGTGACTACGATACTTTTGTTGTAGTTCGTATGTGTTTGAAAAATTCTTTTCAATATGATCTAAAAGTTGCTGTTTCATACAAGTATTTAAACAAGGTCAGTAAAACGAGGTTCTTGTTTTGGTCCACGATCAATAGTTCTCTTAGGCCAGTTGTGTCTATAAGAACTTTTATAATGTGTAATTTTTGCATGTAGTTGTGGTTTCTTAAAACGCCAATTATTATAAATTTTACAATCAAATAATTTAAATCGTGTGTTTTGTATTGTTACAATTTCGTTGGTCCAATTTGTAGGCAAGTTACCTCTAAGAAAATAATTCATTTCTCTTTGATCACTTCTTCCTTGTTTTGTACCGTCTATCTTATTCATACGTTGACACCATATGTCTACAAATTTTAATGTTGATTCTGTTTTTCTAAAGAACATTACACCTGCATTAATAGGTTGATCATTAAAAAACTTTACACCTCTTACAGTTACACCGATATCATAACTACCTCTATCTTGAATACCATGCAAACTTTGCCAAAGGATTGTATCAGCGTCCATCCAAACTACATACTCTCCTGCATTAACTTTGCTGAGAGCATCTTTGACCATAAAAGGTTTACTTGGAATTTTTCTGCCTGCGTCTTCGTATACTTCACCAACAAAAGGTTCGCCATATCCTAATTCACCTAAATCATACACATGATATTTTTGTCTTAGATCAACAAGTGAACGTACTAATACATCACACATATTCTTAAATTTTTTATTTGCGGCAGTTATTACTAATATATCATTCATTTTCTAATACCGTTAGTTTTTTGTAATTAAACAATTTACATTTATACTCTGTTAGTAAAGGTTGCACAGTTCTATTGTCTTCAATAAAATATACAAACTGTTTTGACAAGTGCGGCATAAGTGTATCTAATGTATTTGTAATACTACTATCACTATGATGTCCATCATCAATTGCAATGTCTATTGTTCTACCTTTTAGAATTTCGTTAATTTTTTCTTGGTTATCTGCAAATTGATCGTACTCATAAAGTTCAGGTGCCTTATGTTGAAATGCTCCTTTGTCTTTTAAGAATTGTAAATTATTTTGTGTATGACTTACGTCAATATCTAATCCAATAATATCTGCATTAGGAAACAATTGACTCCATATTGCTAATCCTGTGCCTTTCAATATACCACATTCTACAATAGTTTTTATGTTAGTACGGTCCATTAAATGTTTACTATAGTAAGTTGCATATCCATGACGGGTCATACGATCACCTCCTGACATACCTGCAGGATTTAATTTTGTTTTAGGTGCAAGTGGACTTACTTTGTTACGTGGCACAGTGTTATGATAGCCACCAAAGTTTTCTTCCATTTGTTGCAACCATTGTACTGATCCTACTTTAATCATACGTTCCCTTTTGTGTAGTTTAGATTGTGCTAAACCTATTTTCAATATTTCTTCTTCCTTTGGCCATTCTTCATCAAAGTATCTGGTCATGCTAAAACTGGTTCCTTGGTAGTTGTTAAATTAATATCTAACATTTCTCCAAACTTTAAATTATTAGGAGTTTTGTAACAACCGCCTCCTGGCCAAAAAGTAAGTTCACCTAATTTAGGCTGTCCTTCCCAATATAAATCAACTCTAATATATTTCCATCTTGCAGATATCTTTTCTGCTATCTTTTTCATTTCAAAAAAGTTTTCTAAGCCATCAAATGGTTCTTGTTCTACGTGTTTCATTGTGTGTACTAAATGCAATGGTGTAGTTTTTCCATTAGGATCTAATATAGATTCTTTCTTTTTACCACCATGTCTATCCCAAGTCATAGTTACCCATTTTACTTCACCATGCACACAATTAAATTTATAGTCAACGCCTGTGCCTTCTAATTTAACTTCTTTAACTACGCCAGGTGTAATAAGTCTATATGCCCATTCGCCTTTGCCTTTTCCGTAAGGCTTAGATGCTTTTGCTTTACAAAATTCTTCTGCTTCTAATTCTTCTTGTTTGTTATTAGCAAAACGCACACCACCTGAGCCGTTGTTTGCTTTAATAACCATAGGGTATGTTGTTGTGTTAGGTATAATTAAATCATTGCCAAAGTCTTTAGAAATAAAATCTTTGACTGCTAATTTATCACAACAAGTAATTTGATCTTTGTCTTGATCGTAAATTTTTAACCAAGCAATTTTTTCGTTGAATGTTTTTGGATTATCTATGTTAGGCCAAGTACCTAACTTCTTTTTATGCCAGTGAGTTGCTTCGTGCTTAATGCTCATGATATAGTTCTCTAATGATATCAATTTTTTGTTGATATGCATTAAGACCTACAATATCTTCTTCAATAGTTTCCTCTGGAGCAAAGATGTAACAAGTTTTACTTTTTACTAAGATAGGATGGTATCTTAAATTATGGAAATAAGAAATCATTTCATTTACATCTTGATTAGGTTCAAACACTACCCACGGTCTAAACTTTTCTATTGTTTTCATTGCGCCTTGTATTACAGGCCATTCATAGCCTTGCACATCAATTTTTATTAAACTACATGACTCTAAATTTTCGTCATCTAATTTTTTTACTCTAATAGTATATGAATGTTTTTTCTTTTTATTTACAATGTGTGCATTACCACAGTTATCATCACTGTCTACAAATTCTGCTTCTGTGTTTTCGTTACCAAGACCATATTCACGTATATCACCTTCGCCTTGCATATTTTTATACAAGCATTCTAAATTACGTGGACTTGGTTCGTAACTAATAACTTTTTTAAATTTGTCTTTAAATGGATACGACCATATACCAATGTTTGCACCTACATCAATAAATGTTTTGAATTCTTTAATATTTTCTAAAATTTTGCTACGAACACGTTCTTCGTATGTTGGGTTATTTTGATCTTCGTTATCAGCAACATGACTTGTAATTTTTATTTCGTTATCAGGTACCCACCAACCGTTATCTAAGTGCTTCATATTGTAGCGTCTTCCATACCTGCTACACGTAACTTAACAATGTTAGTAATTTGCCATTGCTTCTGATCTAAGCCTTTAGTAATACCTAACCATTTGTTACGCATTAGTGCAAATTCATTAATGATCTTTTCCATATCAACTACATCTGCTTCACCGTCAACATACTTTTCTACATCACGACTTGACAATGCTCGTTGATAATTTTCAAGATACTTCTTAAAAAACGTACTACGTAATCTACGTAATTCGATGTTAAGATATTCTAATATTGCTTCAAGTTCTTGTAACTGATTAAAACGTTGTTCGACAAGGCCGGGCATTTCTGCCGCGGCCTTCTCAAGACTTCCGAATATACGGATTTCTTTTTTAGCCTGTAATAACTGATCGTTATAATAGTCTAACGCCTCAGGTATTTTACTAATATCTTTTGATATTTGGCTATACCACATAGTTAATCCCAATCGTCATCGTCAGCAGTCAATTCCTCATCAATATCAAGATAGTAGTTAATTGCCGCATCAAGATGATCATCTGTACCTAAACTCTCTTTAAGTGCTTCATCGGACACACCATAATCTGCAAGTAAGTCAACAAATCTTTCTGCTAACGTTTCTATTTGCTTTTTATCTGTGTGTTCTTTAAAAAGATTCCAGGTATCTACGATTTGTGAACTATCCATACTTAACTTACTCCTCTGTGACTGGTTCGATTGTTTCGGGTGCCTCTTCCTCTACATCAGTAATTACCTCTGACTGAACTTCACTGAACTCGTTCATGACTCTGTCAAGTAAAGGTCCGCCGGCTTCCCATGCTTTACGATATTCCTTAATTTCTTCTCCATCTTTGGATACAAATTTAAGTCTGTTACCGTCTTTCTTAAGCATATCTTTTTTCTCAAACAAATCAACAAGTCCACTGTAAGGATTCATTCCTGTTTCATATGGAATTTTAACTTGTACACCTTCGAACGGTTTTGCGTAACGTGTCTTCATTACTTTACAACCTGCTCTAATACCACGTACTTCGCTAATCTTATTACCTGCTTCATCTTCTTTTAGTTTCAATTTCTTCATTGCTACTACAATAGATGACGCATAGATAAATCCTTGTCCACCACTAATTTTATCATCAGGGTCAAACATATCTTGCGATGCATACGTATGGTTAGTACATACAAGTCCTACATTGTGTGAGCCAATCATGTTAACTGTGTTTCTTACAAGTGATGTAAGTGCTTTAGGTTTTCTACCCATGTCACCCTTCATATCACCTTTGTTAAACTGGTCAACATCAGTTGGTGTTAACAACATACCTAAACTATCAATTACAAATAATACTTTAGGACGTTCTTCTTCCGACATTTCTTTGTAATCTGCCATAAACGTTGACACTGTTTTAGCAACATCATCAATCATTGACATATTAAGTTTTAGTAGTTTGCTTTCGCTTGTATCAACATCAAGTGCTTGTAGCCAAGTTTCATCAAGTGCGTTCTCACTGTCAATTAGTACAACAAAGATACCTTGATCTTGTGCCGCCTTTACAATGTTACCTGCACAGATATAACTCTTACCTGCTCCTGACTCTCCTGCAAATACAGTTACCTTACCTAATGGAACACCTTTGTGGAAGTCGCCACTAATAAGATAATTTAAGGCATAGTTTCCTGTACTAATCCAATCAGTAGGATCGTTAAAACCACTACTCATGCCTGTGATCGATTTAGTCAAGTTTTTACGAAACTTGGAAACGTCAAATGCTTTATTAGCCATATTATCTCCTTATTCAGATAATGTGTGGGGTTGCCCCCACACACTGTACTGCTATATTAGTTTTGACGTGAACGGATCATTGCAAGAATGTCTTCCGCACTATTGTCTGCTTTAGGTTCTGCCGCTGGTGCAGTTTGTGCCACTGCCGCTGGAGCCGCCTCTGCTACTGGAGCCGGAGTTGCCTCAGGTGCCGGAGCAGTTGTTGCCGCTGGAGCAGTTGCTGGTGCTCTATTTTGTGGATCACCAGTTCTCGCCGCCATTCCCGCTGGACGGAAATATTGACCAAAACGTTCTGCGTCATATGCTTCACCATCTACAGATGCTTGGAACATTTCTTGCATTACTTTTACTTCAACCTCTGAAGGCTTCTTAGGTAAAAAGTCTGACAAGTTGTATAGACCATTCTTCTCAACGGCCGCAGTTTCAACTTCAGTTAAAGGACGCTCTCTACGTGCCCAGTTACTTGTAGAATAATCTGCATAACCACCTTTAGAAGTTTTTACGATTCTAAAGTCTACACCTGAAGTGTAATCAGTTGGCAGTTCTTCCATATCTGGATCCATTAACGCACTTTTAATAAGTTGGAAAATTTGTGGACCAATAATAAAACGTCTAATTGGATTTTCTGGAGTACCATCTTCAGACAGTCCGTTTTCAGTTACAAAGCCTTGGAATACGTATGAACGTTTCTTCCAATACTTACGACCCATATCTTCTAAAGTAGGATCTTTAAACCAACCTCGAACTTCGTTTAAGATTGCACATGACTCACCATACATTTCCATGCAAGGGATTTGCACTTGTACTGGTCTTGAGTCAGTTTCGCCTTTTAAACCTGCGAAAGGTAGTTTGATCATCAAACGTTCTTTCCAAAAGAAAGTGTTTGTGTCGTCCCCATCAGGTAAGAAACGGACAGTTGACTGTTCGCCTTCCTTTAAGTTCCAAAATGGGTAAATTGCGTTGTCGCCGCCGCTTGAAGAATTACCGCTTGTGCGTGATTCTTGTTCTTTCAGTTTAGCTCTTATTTCTGCTAATGTTGCCATTGTTAAGCCTCCTATATAATTTGCCTTTGGCTGTTATTGTATTGCCTTGATTGTGCAGTACTGTAAACAGTATAACACAAACTTACTTATAAAGTCAAGTGGAACTTTGTCAAAAAAGTGAATTAGTTATCCAAACCTGCTAAATGTTTGATTCTTTCCATCTCACCATCTTGGTTAGTAACTAACTTTTTCATAATGACTGCCGCAGGAGCAAGACTTTCGTCTCCATATTTTTTCTCACATGCTGTAAGTACTGCTGTTTCACCTTTTGGAAAATTGTTAGTTGTGTAATCAAAATGACCTTTGATGAATTCATCTAAGTCAAGTTCTTTCTTCTCACCTCTTTCTTCTGCGTCCCCATCTGCTTTTGATATTGAACCATCTGGACCAATTTTAACGTCCATGGTATCATCGTCAGTGGGTTCTTTTTCGGCCATCAGTTCATCTGC